AATCTCTTTGACTAAATAAACTTGGTCTTCGGCAGCAAACTTTTTTTGTTCTTCTTCTGATAAAAAACAATATGTTGATAGTAAATGGACATCTGCGTTCCAAGTATTTGTTTTATTTGCATAGTTATACATTGATAAATCGTTAGATGGTGGTGTTTGTAAAAAACGATACAATTGGAATTGGTCTTCTCCTGGTCTAATTTTAATATATGGAAAATCAGGGGCATTGAATACATCGCGAACCTGAAATAGGTCTTGCATCGGACGTAATGTTACATTAATACTAAGTTCTTGGTATTGAAGTGCAACTAATGGAAATGCGCACTTACTATCCATTGAAAACCAAGTATTTAATGGTATATACAGGCTTCTTCCACGGATTGATGGTTCAGCACCACTCGAATTTGTGGTATATTTTGCCGATGGATATGCATTGGTTTGGTATGGAAAAGTAGAAACTCTAGCAGGGTCATTAGCAGGGTCGTTTAATGCCGGTATGTTACCACTCATTGTATTAAATAGGTCTAATTTCTGTTTACTAAAATCACGTTTCACCATCGCATCTAAGTATTGTCCTGAATATTTTTGAAGAGTGCTTGAACCACAAGTTATTTCTATTTCTTGAATTATTTGTGTTCCTAAGTTCTCTATCCATTTAAAATCATACGGAGACCACGTATAATCATTCAAATTATTCGGTTCCCAAATTGGACTCCATATATCAGGTAAATTAATAACAAGACATGTGTCCATTAATAAATCGGCGTATCTTTTCATTTTAAACGTGTATTTAGAAGATTCGGTTAAACGGAGTTCGCGTAAACCATCGAAATCCAACCGAAATTTTTGTAATCCGAAGTTAGTATATTTAGAATAAGCTACTTTAAAGAATGTTTTTGTAGGATTTCCAGTTAAAATAATGTTTGCTTTTCCGACAGAAATTATATTTAATAATCCACCAGCCATATTAAATGAATATATAGTAAGTGTCTATATTTTTGTTTCTATAATTACTTTATCTATCATTTATATACAAAAACTATGAATGGATTAATTGATTATGTTTTAATATTAGGTTTTACTGCTATTTCTGTCTATATTATTTACAACATGGTTATAAAAATGAATGGTAGTAAACCCGGAAATACTCCTCCTGCGTTTGTAGACACTCCAAACGCGAAACAAATTGCTCAGTTAAGTAGTGTCGAAGGAACTACTTCAAGTTCTGGTTTATCAAACCACCAATTTGACCCATCTGTCGATAATGCTATACGTAATTACTGTATAAAATCGTCGTCTAATAGTGCATATACAGGTGGGTATATGAACTTAAATATGATTAAATATGTGTTATCTCGTGGGTGTCGCTTCTTGGACTTTGAAGTATATATTAAGGATAATATTCCCATTGTAGCTTATTCCGATAGTAAATATTCAGCGGATGCCTTTACATCAGATGCCCCGGCGGTTTCTTTAGCAGGGGCATTATCAACCGTAATGTCGAATGCGTTCTCAGATACTTCTCCCAATGAAACAGATCCTTTATTTATCCAATTACGTATCAAAACATTAATACCTACCGCTTATTCGAGAATCGCTCAAATTATCGGGGGAACTCTTGGGAATAAGTTATATAGTCAAAATGGCGTGGCGGTCCCTGTAACTTTAGATACTCAACTACCTCAGTTATCTGGTAAAATTGTTGTGATTGTTGACCAAGCCTCGTCTCCTGGATATGAAAATTATGCGACATGTGGTCCCGATAGCACGGATTGTGCTAGTTTAACGAACTATGTGAATATGAATAGTAACAGTCAAAGTATTCGACTATATGACGAACATAGTTTATCATTCCAACCAATAAATCCTCCCGACCCTAACGTATATTTATTGCGCATAGTGTTTCCAAGTCTTGGATTTTTTAACAATACTACAAATGCAGACACGTTTCATTTAATTGAAAACTACGGTGCTCAAATTGTTGCCCAGGCATTTTATACAAATGATGCGAATTTAAAATCATACGAAGAATTTTTTAAAGAATATAAAAGTGCATTTGTGCCTTTAACAACGGCAACGAGTTATAGTCAATTGTTAAATCAATAAAATATCGATAAAATTGGATGATTTTAGATAATATGTTTTTGTAAACACATTATCCTTGTATAATATATCAGATACTTTTGTATTATGCCAAACAAAAAACACGGGACCAAGAAAAAAAGATATATGCCTAGCGAATGTTCAGACAACATGAGTTTCCAAGAATGTGAATTAGCCGTTTTACGCCAGGCGGTTGACCAAAATGAGAAAATTATGGGACAAAAGGTGGCGAGTAGTGATGAAATCAAAGGAATGATTAAAATCGTAGAGGAATTTCTAATAAACAAAAAATTATTATGCTATGGTGGAACGGCTATCAATAATATTATTCCAAAACAAGCTCAATTTTACAATCGCGAATACGAAATACCTGATTATGATTTTTTCTCACCAAATGCATTGAATGACGCCAAAGAATTAACCGATATTTTTTATGCGGCAGGTTATTTAGACGTAGAAGCGAAATCGGGGGTTCATAGTGGAACATACAAAGTATTCGTTAATTTTATTCCCATGGCTGATATAACTAGCATACACAAGGAATTATTTGATGCATTAACTAAGGATTCTATATCTGTAGCAGGTATAAAATATGTTCCGGCTGATTTTTTACGCATGAGTATGTATCTGGAACTATCTAGACCTGCGGGGGATACGAGTCGCTGGGAAAAGGTAATGAAACGTTTGAATTTATTAAACAAACATCGCCCAATGAAATCAGATTATGATTGTTCTGCGATAGAATTTCAACGTAAGATGGACGAGAATGGGTCTGAAGCTGAACAATTATATACCATTGTTAGAGACACATTTATCGATTTAGGTGTTGTGTTCTTCGGGGGATATGCAGCCAGTCTTTATTCGCGTCAGATGCCCAAGAAAGAGCAACAATTTATCAAAAAAATCCCGGATTTCGATGTATTATCGGAAGATATTGAAAAAACAGCTCTGGTTGTAGAAGAACGTTTACTCGATGCGAATTTTAAACAAATTAAACAAATACATCATGAAGCGATTGGCGAAATAGTCCCCGAACATATTGAATTGCGTTATAAGAATGAACTATTAGCATTTATCTATAAACCCATGGCTTGTCATAATTATAATACCATTCAAATCCAAGATTCGGAAATCAATGTGGCCACAATTGATACAATAATGAGCTTTTACCTGGCTTTTTTATATGCGGGTGCTATTTATTATTACAAAGACCGTATATTGTGCATGGCGAAATTTCTATTTGAGTTACAACAGACAAACAAGTTGGCGCAGAAAGGTGTTATGAAACGATTCACACCTAAATGCATTGGTGTCCAAGAAACCATGGAAAGTATCCGTGCTAAAAAAACCTCAAAATTCGAAGAATTACGCGGGAAAAAGGACAGTGAAGAATATGAAAAGTTCTTTCTGAAATATTCTCCTGCAGACAAGGGAAAAGGAAAAACAAACGATTCGAAACCGAAAAGGTCGAAACAAACAAAGAAGAAGTCCAAGAAGACTACAACCGAAAAAAAGTCGGATATGCTAAAACCTTTTGGAATTAAAGCACTATTTTAGACCACTATGATAAAATTGATATAAACCTTTTATCATATAATAAACATACAACATGAACCGAACCGGATTAAAACGTGATACAATTGATAAATTTTATACAAACTTGAATATAGCATCACAGTGTATTCGTTGGTTCAGTGAAAATATCAACATTGAAAATACAGATGTAATTATTGAACCGAGTGCAGGAAACGGCTCCTTTATAAATGACTTGCGTGAATTATCCTCGAACTGCCTATTTTATGATATTGAACCCGAACACGCGGACATTATAAAACAAGATTTCTTGGAATATTCGACTTCAAATATAAATGGGTTTGACCCAAACACAAAAATACATGTTGTTGGAAACCCGCCATTCGGAAGACAGGCTACGTTAGCAATCCAATTTATTAAAAAATCCTGCTCATTTGCACACTCGATATCCTTTATTTTACCCAAAAGTTTCAAAAAAGATAGCATGCGTAATAAAATACCTCGCGAATTCCATTTAGTATTTGAATCAGATTTGCCCGAAAAATCATTTAGTGTAGACGGAGATGATGTAAATGTTCCATGCGTATTTCAGATATGGGAAAAACGCGACGAATTGCGCGATAAACCCATTGTTGAAAAACCCATCGGTTTCGAATTTGTTACCAAACAGGACCCACATGATATATCGTTTCGACGGGTAGGGGTAAATGCGGGAGTTGTAGATACTAAAACCGAGAATAAAAGTCCACAATCACATTACTTTATCCGATTTACAAACGATAGCAACTTGAATGATAATGTAGAACGAGTTCGCAATTTACAATATGAGATGAACAATACGGTTGGTCCAAGATCCATCTCAAAACCGGAGGTTATTCACGCATTTAATCATATATTATAATGGTATGATAAAATTGATTATTGTAAACATTCTTTTTTTACAGCACACATGATTCGCGCAAGTATGAATAGTATTATGAAAATCGACCTGACCGGGACAATTCAGTTCGGGTCATTACCAGTTGAAATATTGACTGACCATTTTAAAGACGGTCGATGGGCTTCCACATTATTGGAGATGCATATTCCCATGTTATATCCAGAGTTAACATGGGTTCCTGGTAATAAAGACCATGACCATATAGATTCGCAAGGTAATCTATATGACCTGAAATGTTTTACAAAAGGAGGACTCAAATTTATGCCCTCAAATCAAATCGGTGCAAAACGCTGTTTTGATAAGGATGTCGCACATGAAAAGGCGAATAAACTTACGTATATATGCTGTGATATTACACAATTCCCGATTGTTACTATAAAATTTGCGAAAGGTTGCGACCTTATCGCGAAATATCCTCAATGTTCAATACCATTTAAAGACCGTTCAAACTTATTTACCGACGACTTATCAACAAATACCTAAGTAATATTACTTAATGTATGAAACTACTGAATAATTTTTATCAAAAATTCGTATATACTTCATTTGTTCACCTGGAAGAACTTTTATAAGTTGCGCTTGGTCTGTATGTTTACTATGAATTGTTGATTTTTTTAGATAAGTTTCTTCGAGTGATATCATTATAATCTCATTTTTTGACCAACTTTTATTATATACAATATACTCATCAATATCCAATTTATTTTCAGCTTCAGCTTCAGGTTCAGATTCTTTGTTTATCATAGTAATATATCTATATTTTGTATAATTTTTAATTCCGGATTCATCAAAAAACATCTTTTCCTTTAGTTGTTTTATATTATAATTGCAGTCATTTTGAGGAATTAATTCTAATATATTTGACGGTAATTCTTTGTATTCACAACAATCAATAAATTGATTATCCTTACGCTCCACTGATTGAAAATAATCGTAAAATTTGGTATCATCGCCATTAATTTCATCATTAAATTTAACCCATTGATTTGGTATATTATAAGCATCACTTACAATCAATCCATGTAAAGAAGACGATACTATTTTTTCACAACTTACTATATCATTAATAACCGATTCAACATCGGTCGTATTTAAATTTATTATTAATATGTGACCAAACCTATCATCATTTTCATACATTTTTTTGATGACGTCATGATGTATAACATGGGGTATAATACCTAGTGTGTATTTTTTCGTTACTGTTGGGCGATAATATTCTGGTAATAATAATCCCGGATCTCCATAAACTGGAGGACAATAACACCCAATATCTAGTAAACGTTGACGAGTTAATGGTCCTCTTACTGATATGATTTCTCCTTTATTAATATTTTGGTCAATATCACGAATCCCACTACCATAAACAAGTGATGTCGGTTTACACAATCGCATTATTGAACCACAGCTTATTATATTTGTATTTGTACCTGTAGGGTCAATCGTAAACTCTTTTTCATCGCAAAACCTGTTTAAAAAATAGGGTGTGATTAAATCGCCAAAATTTGGTGACCCACCCCAATAATAAAATGGTATTGTTACATTACTCAAATCATGGTAGATTTCTGGTATATACTTTTTAATAAATTCGAGTGGAAAATTATTATAAATAAATTCTATCATGGTTTCATAACAATATCGGATTATCGGTTTTACACTAGCAACATCTTTTATTTTCCACCATTTTGAATTACTACCAATATTATGTATTACGGAAATCGTATCGAATGTATCTTTGTTAAAGTCATATACAGCACTACCACTAAGCACATGTGTTTCAGGAGTAAATAATGTTATATATTTATTATTATATATCTGATATAAAACCATAAGCGAATCGTCACCGCAGCGAGGACAATTTATATCCCATGAACGTTTATAATAGTCAACTATGGTTTCGTAAAAGTTAATAGTATGTAAATTTTTTACATTATACACTTTTAATCCCCCTAATATTCGCGGATTATCGAGTTCTCCTTCCCCAAATTCCGATTGTATGATATTATAATCTCTCATAATTGCTGGAAAACTAGATATTTTTACTCCTTCCTTATAACTACCGCCTATATAATGAACATCTTCAAAACATACGTCTAGTTCTTTATTGGTAAATATATCAGCTTCGGTTAACACCAAATATTCATAAGAAGACATGATTTTGTATGCATAAAAATGATAAAAGCATTCAATCGGGTATTGTAAACCATACGGGCGTTCGTTTAATTTTATAAAATCATCATATAAATATATTTCATGCAGATTAACATTATATTTTTTGCACAAATCCTTACTGTCGTCTGAAAAACTTGTTCCGATAATTGCTTTATCATAATTTGCATTATGGCTTACAAATTGTTCTAAAGCAATTACAGATTTGGAAACATAGTTATCATCACAACAAATAAACACTGATTTACTCATTTTATATATAAAATATGGGCATTTTATATATACCAAAGATTATAAATTACTTATTTTCACAGAAACAACATGAAATGTATAGAATATAGACCCAAACATAATACTTTTTAATAGGAGTCCCGTAAAATTAAAGTTTCCATCTTCATGATAAATAGTCATAAATGAAAAATATTTTCTTAATAATGTATTAATAACAGGCATTTGGAAAATGAAATACAATAATGCGACGAGTATCGGCAATTGTAGGTCACTTATCAATCCATGTGCAGTTTCTTCTCTATATTTATTTTCACGATGTTCTTTTCTAGCTTCTTCGTTTGCCGCCTCATAATCGCGTATATAATCAGATGTTAGTTTTACCTTGGGAACATGATTCGCTTGAATCTCTTCGTCCTGTTGATATTCTACTGAATTCATGGGTATATCACGAGAAGGCAATTTTTGCCGAGGCATATCTTCAAGTGTATAATTGACTTGACCCGGAGTAGCTGCCTGCTCGGGAACCATTTGTGCTGTATTCGGATGTTGACCACGTTGAGGAGACGCCTCGGGCATCGGCATAGTTTCGGGTGTTATTTCATTATGTCCATACGGATTTGGATGAATGTTCAATGGTCTATAATTCTGACTTTCTGAAGTTTCATGACCACCACCATTTGGCTCGGGCTGTGCAGCGACGTTCCCATAAAACTCATTTGCTATATGCTGTGTGCTAGGTGGGCGATTGAACGAGGACGAATTCGTTTCACTTAGTTCCGATATACGCGTTGTTGAATGAGACATAAACTATACAATATTAAACATCTAAAGATTGTGTAGTTGGCGCATTATTCTACATCCACTATCTGCTTATCTTTATCACAAGGAACCGATGCAGAGGTATATTCGTAACATTTCTCACCATGTTTGTATATTTTACCATCAATTTCTCCTAAAATTGGTCCTTTAAAATCTATGCAATTTTTATCTTTGCACACTTTTCTAAAAATGGTTGCTAATCCTAAACCCAATAGTAGCGATATGAAAAATTTTCCTAAATAAGTTGTTAATAATCGCTTGAAATGCATCTGTATATATATCCAGATGATATTATAGACATACCATTATTATAATGGTATGTATTTAACCTTGCGTTGGAATTTTCGCTATTTCCATGGGGTTTACGGGACACGCTACTTCTTTTTGTTCAAATGCGAAACATTGACTTGCTTTATCGCGATAAATCATTAATTCTGCATTCTCAGGACTTGGATAAATATAAATAGTCCGCATATCACCGACGGTTGCATAGACAAAAAATAAACCTATCGCAAAACTAATGATAAATACAGGAATATTTATATATTTTGTTAGTTGAATCATTTCTATATATACAACCAGTATTATTATGTACCCAAAAACTTACTTTTCATTAACTGCCTGATTTGCTTCTTTTCTTGCCTTCTTCTTGAGACGTTTCTTTTTACTCGCAGACATTTCACCATCAGGACGTACTGTAGATTTTTCTTGTGTTTCTCCTTCAATTCGATATACTAAACTATTTGGGTCATTGGTATCAAATATATTCGGATTTTTCGCCATAAATTCTTCATACTCTTTTTGGCGTTGAACGTCGGCGGCTTTCTGTTCCAATTGTTTTACCAATTGCTCTTGTTGTCTTACTTTTCCACGCGCAATTAGACGTTCCTTAACAGTAAGTCTCTCTTGGGCACGATTCATAGCATTTGTATCTAAACGTGCTCCTTTTGGAGCATTTAAACCTTGAGCCATATTCTTGAACATTTCCGCCATTCCTCCGCCATCAATGTCGTCATCGTCATTACCTCCCTCACCTCCCATATTTTTA